AAGCCCCATCGGGTCGATCACGCCATCTACTGGTGTTTTCACTAATATATCTACTACCACTGGCTCAATATCCTCAGCGCCATCGGCAAATACTGATATTGCCAATAAGTTTTATGTTGACACGGTTGCACAGGGTTTAGGACCTAAAGCGGCGTGTGCGGTAGCTACCACGGTAAATATCACTTTGTCGGGTTTGCAGACAATTGACACCTACACGACTTTGGCCGGCGACCGAGTACTTGTAAAGAATCAGTCTACAAGTTCCCAAAATGGTATCTACATCGTATCAAAAACCGCGTGGACTCGATCTACCGATATGGATGTATGGTCGGAAGTGCCAGGGGCGTACACAGTCATTTTAAATGGCGGTCAAGCTAACACTGGCTGGGTATGTACTGCGACCACTAGCGGCACAATTGGCGTTACTGCCATGCCTTGGGTGCAATTCTCTGCGGCCAGCACTTATTTTGCAGGCACAGGCTTAACGCTTGCCTCCAACACATTCAGCATCACAAACACTGGCGTGACCGCGGCATCTGTGGGGTCAGCGTCTAAGACTTTGACTGCTACCGTAAACGCGCAGGGTCAATTGACCGCGTTGGCTGATACCAATATTGCTATTGCAGCCACTCAAATCACATCGGGAACGATTGATACCGCAAGGATTTCAGGCTCATACACCGGCATAACTGGCGTTGGAACGCTTACCGCTGGCACTTGGAACGCAAGCACAATTACTGTACCTTATGGCGGCACAGGGGCGACCACACTAACCGGCTATGTAAAAGGTTCAGGTACATCTGCTTTTACGGCATCTACATCAATACCTAATACAGATATTACTGGGCTTGGCACTATGTCAACCCAAAGCGCTAGTTCTGTAGCTATTACTGGCGGGTCTGTTGCTGTTTCTACACTTAAAACGCTTGGCCTTACTGGTTATTTATATGGTAACGACACAAGCGCTGTAACTGCATCTACGACCATTCCAACATCCGCGCTTTCTGGCAATTTTGTTAGTACATTTTCAGCGGGTACGACAGGATTAACACCCAACACCAACACCGCAGGCGCAATTACTTTGGGCGGCACTCTGGCAGTGGCAAATGGTGGAACAGGCGTAACGTCATCAAGCGGCGCTAATTCTGTTGTTTTGCGCGATGCAAATGGAAACATCACCACTAATTGTTTGTTTGAGGGATATTCAACAGTAGCGGCAAGCGGCACAACAATCGTGCTAACTGCGTCATCTGCCCAAAACTACCAAATAACTGGTTCTGGCGGTCAAGTTATTAGATTGCCCAATGCAACAACATTGCCTAATGGCGCATTGTTTACATTTAATAATAATCAAAGTTCTGGTGCGATTACTGTACAAAACAATTCGTCAACCACCATTGCAACAATCAATTCTGGTGGATATGTCACTGTTGTTTTGTTGGACAACACCTTAGCGGCTGGGTCATGGGATCGTCATGATTCAACGCCATCTAACGTGTCTTGGTCAACTAATACGCTAGATTATCCTGGCTCAATTACCAGCGCAACTTGGAACGGCTCAACCATCGCTATTAATCGAGGCGGCACAAACGGAACGGCTACACCGACCGCTGGCGCAGTGGCTTATGGTACTGGCACGGCTTACGCTTTCTCAGCGGCAGGCACTTCAGGACAGGTTTTACAATCAAACGGCTCAAGCGCACCTAGCTGGGTTACTCCTACGGCGTATGCCACGGTTACTGACGATACAACCACAAACGCAACACGTTATCCCTTGTTTGCAAGCGCTACAAGCGGTAATTTAACGACCGAGTACACCAGTTCCACAAAGTATCAATTTAACCCCTCCACAGGGCTTTTAACGGCTATAGGGTTCAGCGGGTCGGGTGCTAGTCTGACTAGTTTGACAGCGGGTAATTTGTCGGGGACTATCCCAAGTGCGGTTTTGGGTAATTCCACTGTTTACATTGGTACAACGGCGGTATTGCTAAATCGGGGAACAGGGTCGATCAGCTTGACAGGCACAAGCATTGACGGCTCTGCTGGGTCGGCTACTACAGCGACAACGGCAACAAACGCAACAAATACAGCAATAACAGACGATACAACAACAAACGCTGTTTTTTACCCAACTTTTGTAAGCACTACAACTGGAAATTTGCCACAGACTGTATCGTCTACTAAGTTAAAATTTAATCCATCAACTGGCGCGTTAACTGCCAGCCAGTTAATCATCGCACCATAAGGAAACATCATGGGTCAACTAGTCTTTCAAGCAGCTTTAGGCGGTCAAGTCAACTTGGTTGGCCCTAACACCGCATCCACATTTAACCTAAACGTGCCAGCGGCAAGTGATACTTTGGTGGGCAGGGCTACCACCGATACCTTGACCAACAAGACTTTGACTAGTCCAACGTTGACTACGCCTGTTTTGGGTACGCCATCTAGTGGAACGTTGACAAACTGCACAGGCTTGCCCAATGCTGGTTTAGTTAATTCAAGCGTAACAATCGGCGGTACAGCTATTGCCTTAGGTGCTTCAAGTTCTACAATTACTAATGATTTGACCATATCTGGACTCACAGTAGGCAAAGGCAACGCATCTGTTGCTACCAACACTGCGATGGGCGTTAGCGCTTTATCGTCTGTCACAACTGGTGATACAAACACTGCAACTGGATACCAAGCACTTACTACCAACACTTCTGGAACAAGCAATACAGCCTATGGAGTTCAGGCTTTACGTTTTAATACAACTGGAGGCTCAAATGCCGCATTTGGGCGTGGCTCATTAAATGGCAACACCACTGGGTCTTATAACACTTCATTGGGTGATTCAGCACTTACTTCCAACACCACAGCATCTAACAACACTGCTGTAGGTTATCAAGCGTTATATAACCAATCTGCTGGAGCAGGGCCAAACACTGCAATTGGTTATTTATCGGGATTAAATGTTACAACTGGTGGTGGAAACGTATTTCTTGGTCAATCAGCAGGTAATGGTAGTACAACAACTGGTTCATTTAATGTCCTAATTGGAAATTCTACCAACGCAAATGCTGGTGCAGACAATTATGAAATAGTTATTGGTGCTACAGGAACAACTGGAAAAGGGTCTTCAACTGGATTTATAAACCCTCAAGGCGGCGGCGTTTACCAAGGCAACAATTCTGCCACATGGTCTATTACTTCTGACCGCCGTCTTAAGAAAAATATTGTTGACAACAACACTGGTTTGGAAAAAATTACTGCCATTCAAGTGCGTAACTTTGAGTACCGACTACCTGAAGAGGTTGATGTTGAACTTAAGCCAACTGATGCCATTATAAAAGAGGGCGTTCAATTAGGTGCAATTGCCCAAGAGCTACAACAAGTTTTGCCTGACTGCGTTAAAACTGAATCTTCAGGAGTTATGTCTGTAAACACTGACAACTTGACTTGGTACTTAGTTAACGCTGTAAAAGAATTGTCTGCTCGTATTAAACAACTTGAAGGAAACTAACATGACTATTGAAACACAAACTTCAAAACAAATTGCACAGCACTACTCAGCCGCACTTGATTCGGTACACCTGATTAACGCAGGAAAGCCTGAGTTGATGACTGATGCTGATTGGGCAGACACAGTTTCCCGCAACAAAGAGCATTTAAAGATCATGCTTGCCAAAGATTTTTGGACAACAGAAAATTTGACTTCATTACAGGCCGCATCTTCATGAACTGGTCAATAACAGAAGTCTACGCAACTGATGGCTTAATCACAAAGGCTAAATACCATTGTGTTGAGCAAACAGTAGAAACCGAAGGGTACTGGACATTCCTAGACCCTAAGTTAAACACGCCATTTGCTGACGTAACTGAGGAAATGGTCATTGCTTGGGTAGACGCTGAGATCGGCGCAACCATCAAAGCTCGATTGGATGAGCAGTTACAAACTCAAATGCCGGTGGTGGCTCCTTGGTTGCCACAGACATTCACGCCCAATATTTAAGGGAACAGCATGACACAGCCGATTGATGTGATTTCTAGAGCATTAAAAGACATAGGCGCATTAGAGGCTGGCGAGACACCCACGCCCGAAGCGGCGCAAGACGCATTTGATATGCTGAATGATTTGCTTGACCAATGGTCAAACGAAGATATGATGGTCTTTTATAAGACTGAGATTGTGTTTCCTATTACGCCAGGCCAAACGCAGTACACCATTGGCCCAACTGGTCAGGTCGGCGCTAACTTTGTCGGCAGCATTGCAGGCAATATCTTGACCGTGACTGCAATTAACTCAGGCGCTATTGCTTTGGGTCAATTTATAAGCGGCACAGGCATTACGGCGGGAACCACGATTACAGGGTTTGGAACAGGGGCAGGCGGTAATGTCAACGAAATCGGTACATATACAGTCAGCATATCCCAAACCGTTGCGTCAACAACAATCAGCGCTTACTACGAGCGTCCTTTGGTTATTAATTCTGCTTTCGTGCGGATTAGATCGGAAGAGCGT